TCTTGCCAATTTATGCGTTTAGCTAATGGGGGTATAGATGACGCATAATTTAAAAAATTCATATAGCCATTTTGGTGAGCTATTTCGTTAGATAATTCTAGGTTACCTAAAACTTTTGTATTAAAATCAAAGTATAAATTCTGCATTTTAATATTGTTAGTAAACCCTAGTTTTGCTAACTGTTCTTCAGAATAAACACTTAATAAATCGGATACATCTTTAAAAGTTATATTTCGTTCATATAACATTTCAATAAATGGTTTTATAACTTCATTTGTTTGTAAGTTGATAAGCTCATTTAATGGCATATCATTTTGGGCAATAATTGATAACGTAGCCCCTTTAGTTTGAGGTATTTTGGTTCGGTCACTTGTACCTTCTTGAACTGGACTTAAACTAAATAATTGGTCTATATCACGTTGTATAATAGCCGTATCGTTAATATTAACATTTGCTAAACTAGGATTAATAATAGAAGTTATACCGTTAGAGCCTTGACCTTCAATAATTCCGTTAGGCCGCCACATTTTATCCCAGTTAATGTTACGTGTTTTATCAATATAGGTCATAGGGAAAATAGATTGCGTGTTAGCGTCTCGGCTTTGTGATCTAGCGGCATTTAATTCACGTAATAAAGATAATCCTGCTACTACGTTACTAACACCGTATAAACAGTTAGGTATTGGTTCATATTTACCAACAATAAACGGTCTAACATATTGTTTATGCCTAAATGGAGACTCTTCTAACTGTATAACAACATTACCGTTAGCAATCGTACAAATAACTTCCCTTTCTTCCCCATCTAAAAAGTATTTTCCATAACATTCATCAATACGTACTAAACCTGATTTTTTTTGATCTCTTAATGCTTTTTGAAATGCTGTTCTTGCTGTACGGTTAAAGCCTAACAATTCAATATAATCTTGTTGTTGTGGGGAATAACCGCCCTCGTTATTAACAATTAAATCTAAATTGTGATATTTACCAACATCTTCCATTTTTTCTTCATAGCCAACGACTTCACCTGTAGATGGGTCAACCATTTCAAACGTAGATTTTTCTTTACGTTTTTCATGTTTTTTTAAATCTTCGTAACGTATAGCAGTGGTATGAATATTAGCTAAACTATCTTGGGGTGAATATTTATTAACATCAGAATAAAATTCAGTTAATAATATGGGTTCAAAATATGTATTATCTTTGATAACCATTTCCGTATCACTTTCTTCATCATCAGGAAAAAAAGTGATATCACGTTTTTCATAAATTTGTGGGATTTTGGCAACAGATGTACCTTGAATAGCACAATTTTTAAAAAATAATCGGTACGCATCCATGAAATCAATATCACCTAATTGTTTTTCAAAAATAAAACGATTCCATACGTCAATAACAGAATCATGTATTAAGCTATCTTGAGTTGGTTCAATTCGTGCGATAGGAATAGAATTAAAAAGAATTTTCATAACTCGGCTAAGAATGTTCTGTACTTTCCACTTCATAATAGGGGAATTTACTTCTGCTCGGCCTTCATAAACTTTTGTTAAATTATCGTCACGCATGTATACCGCATCTAAGGCTTGTTGCCATGCGTCCTCATAGGGTTGTCGTTGATCAGAATACGTTTTTTTTAAGCCTAGAAAATGTTCTATAGCGTCTTGCTCTTGCTGATACCTTTCTAACTTTTCCAAATATTAAGCCTTTTAGTAAAAATATATATATAATAGAAATAGTAATTTTTATATTTTTTTTAGATTTAATAGCTTAATATAATAATATTATACCCAAAATTTAACGATATTCAAACAAAATTCATATAAAATTATCTAATATTACCGTTGAAAAAAAAGGTAACTCTCAAAAATCTCTTAAAGCTAATTTGGTAACATAGAGTGTCCCGCTTAACCTTTTGTATATATATTTTTAAACTATTTGGTAACATAGAGTGTCCCGCTTAGGCACAAAAAAAAGAAAATTAATTATGTTTCAAGGAAATGAGTCTTATAATTTAGTAACATAGAGTGTCCCGCTTGGTAACATAGAGTGTCCCGCTTGGTAACATAGAGTGTCCCGCCAATATCCCAAAATTAAGCACAAAAACTGGTGTTTTTTTTTCTTCTTAATATTATTTAATATAATCCTAAAGGATTATATATAAGAAAGTTCATGGAAAACAACAAAAAAGATTTTCATTTTAGATTACAATCTTTTTCTTATTTTATATAAAAACAAATTAATTGATTGTATAGGTAAAAAAACTATAAATTAATACATGTTAGGAATAACCATAGGTAATTCAGGAATAGGTGTGTTAGAAAGGTTATAATCATTACTTAGTTTTATTGCTTCATATTTAAGGCAATCTAGAAAATGATCATCTTTTTTGTTGACCTTATTTAATGTTTCTTTTCGTTCGGCAATACGATCACTTGCATAGGCTTGCCATGAATATCGTTTAAATTCATAACGTAACCCGTTAAGGGTATTAAATATATATAGTTTTGGGTGTCGTTTGATTGTTCCATCTTTAGTCCTAACACACTTTAAACGATTTTTAACGGCATTAATACCAATATTGTTATCTTTTGAACACAAAATAGTAGAAATACCATGTTTATCAAACTCGGTTCTAATCGTATGTAAATCTTCTTGGAACTCTCCTGTTTCTGAGTGTACTTTGTGTATAACATCAGGGGTTTGTGCTGATGTATCAATTTGACAGTATAAGGGGTGTACTCCGTTACGTTTAGCTTTTATTAATCGTGAAAAATCTTCAACTAACATAGATTCATAAGGGGCTTTTAATTCGTCAACTACATACAAAATATCTTTTTTTCTGTCATAACAAAACCGTAACCAATGGTGGGGGGTTCTTGTATGAGGGTCTATACCTTCGTGAATTTCGTATCGATCAGGATTTCCTTTAACATATTTAAGATAATCAAATGAATCAATTAAGTGTATATCATTATTAAATTCTTTATATATTAAACCACTTTTAATATGGGGTTTTCCGTCACGTCTCATTGTGATTTCGTCATCATCCCACGTTGCAATTATATCATTTTTAGCTTTTTGAGAAATAAAAGGATTATCAAGTATAGATAGGGTAGTAGTTTGTATGAGTGGGTTATTAGAATCATATAAAAAATTAACCAGTTTTGTGTAGCCCATTAAAGACGTAAAAGTTAATAAAACAACACCATTACGATCAGCAGTACGTGACAAAACTTCAGTAAATAACATAAAACTACATTCTTCATCCAACCAAGCAAAATCAATATCTAAACCTTGAAACGTTTCACGACCTTGAGCATAAGAACGAAAATAACATATATTGCCTGAATCAGTGGCTATTGTTTCATGAGGAAATCCTCGTATACTGTCATAAGTGCCGCTTCGTTTTGTAAAAGATTGCTTATTAATTAAATTGTTAATTTTCATTTGTTGAACTGAAACTGACATAGAATAGTTTACGGTAGCACATAATAATTTCATTTGTTTTTTAGATTCTAATAATTCAGCGATAATGGATGCCCCTAACTCGGTTTTTCCAGAACGATTACCGCCAAAACAAACAAATATTTTAGCCCCTACCCCTGTTTTTACACGGTCTAAAATCAAATTACGGAAATCATTTTGTTTTTTATACCGTTCAAAATCCATAAACAATAAACCATGTTGTTTTTTTAATTGTGAATAAAGTTTTAACTGATGCTCTAAATCATTTAAAAAATCATTCATTATCAGAAGATGGTAAAAGTTCAGGATTATTTTGTAATAGTGTTCGGATGTTAGCTTTCACCTCTTCAGGTGATAGTTGATTACTCCCTAGTTGTTCATCTAATGATTCAGGGTCATCACCACTACCATATAAAGACAACAATAAACGAGCTGATTGGAAACAACCACTTTGAGAATTAGTTTTTAAATCTTCTATTGCTTGATATAGTGTATAATTTCTAGCATTTTGTAAGATATGATACGCTTCTTTACTTTTTGCAATATGTTTTCTAAATTCAGTAAATGAAATATTAAACATATTAGCTAAATTTGAGACAGGCAATAATGCAAATTTTTCTAATGTCCGCAATCTATCTTTAGTCCAAAATTTAGGAATAACAACAGTTTTATTTTTTGGCATCTAAAAACATTATACTGAAAATTAGAAATTATGGTATACTTATAGGTAGATTAAAATTTAAATTAAAAGGTGGTGAAATGGAAAATCAAGCAAGGTTATTAGCTGATTATAATAGGTTTTTAGCACTGTTAGATAACCATGTAAATAAATTACAAAATGCTTTAAAGAAAGAGTTAGAAAAACCAAAAAATACAATAGTATATTATAAAATTAACCAAAAAACATTCGTTATAGAAGCGTGCAACGTAGAAACAGGGAAAAAAATACCTATATATATAATTGAAAATATCTTAAATGATACGTGTAATAATGCAGATCATATAAAAATAGCTATTAATTTTTTGAATAGTGAAAAACTAAAAACACTTGTGCATAATTTAACAAAAATTAGTTATAATATTATGCTTGATTTAAAAAAAAGTTATAGGAATAAAAAATATTTTCATTATGTAAAAAATATTATTAATTGTGTACCTGAGTATAAAAAGAGTGAAACTAATACTTATGTAACGGTTCATAAAATAAAAAAGAAAGTAAATCAGCCTATAAATAAAATAAAATACACAAACCTTTTACATAATTTTGTTGAAGGTTTAAAAATTTTTATGCAACAAGAAAAGGAGAAAATAAACAATGGAAAATAAAATAGAGAACGTACACGACGCTTTAGTATTAATACAAGGTAACCTTAAATGTCCAAAAAATCAAAAAAATACGTTTGGAAATTATTCATACAGAAATTGTGAGGATATATTACAAGCATTAAAACCCCTTTTAAAAGAAACAAATTGTTATATTAAATTTGATGATCAAATAATATCTGTTATGGATAGGGTTTACATTAAATCAACAGCAACGTTACATCATATTATAAGCAATCAACATATTTCATCTACTGCATTAGCAAGAGAACCTGAAATAAAAAAAGGTATGGATTTATCACAAATTACAGGTGCTTCATCATCTTATGCGAGAAAATATGCCTTAAATGGTATGTTTGCCATTGACGATAATAAAGATGCTGATTTTTATAATAACAATGAACCTGCAACAGTTACGCAAAAAGCTGACGATAATACAGCACCGTCTACACCTTCAACAAATTCAACACCGATAACAAATACAGCTTCTGATGTATCTATGAGTGAAAAACAGATTAAGTATATTAATAGTTTAACAAAAAAAATGAACCCTCAAGATGTAACAGTATTATTAAAAAATATGTTTAATAAAGAAAGTTTGCTAGAACTGAAAAAAGAAGAAGCTAACCGATTAATTACGGAACTGAAAAAATCTGAAGATGAAAAAAGAGATAAATTAATCTTACAAATAACGGAAAAACATGAAAAATACAAAGAGATACTAGAGCCGTTAAATCAAATTTCACAAGAAGTATGTAAAAAAGATTTTACAGATATCATTTATCTTTCTGATGCCTTAAAAGTTAATAACTCAATAGATCACCTAATTAAGGAATCTGTAGGGGTAGATCAATCTGGGATAGATCAGAGTCATCGCGTGTTCCCTGCTTTGCATCCTGAGCTCGATATAGTACCTGATACTAGAGAGTACCAATGTTAACTCAGGGGTAGATCAATAAAGGAAAATACAATGATAAATTTAAACAAAGAAGAACTTACACACTTACTTAAAAGTGATGTTATTGCTTTTAATAAGCATGTATCCAAATACCCACGCCAAAAAAAATATTTCTTAGAAGGTGTTGATCTTAGTGGGACTGATCTTGAAAAGGCTGATCTTAAACAGGCTAATTTTAAAAAGGCTAATCTTAGAGGGGTTAATCTTAGAGGGGTTAATCTTGAAGGTGCAGTTTTTGAAGGGGCTGATCTTGAAGAAGCTAATCTTAGTAGGGCTAATCTTAGATTATGTAATCTTAGATGGGCTAATCTTGAAGGCGTTAATCTTGAATATGCTAATCTTGAAGGTTCTGAGCTTCTAGGTGCTAATCTTGAAAAGGCTGATCTTAGATCTTCTTATCTTGAAGGTGCTGAGTTTGACGGTGCTAATCTTAGAGATGCTAATCTTATAGATGCTAAGCTTAGAAGGGCTAGTTTTAACATGGCTGATATTAGAGGTGTTTATATACAACTAACAGAACCAAATATAAAAGCAATTAAGGTAGCTATTTTTTAGCAAAAAAAAGAAGGATGAAATATGAATATTAAAATTGAAGATATCACTATTAAAATTAAAGATATAACCCTTAAAATTAAAGATATAACCCTGTATGGTACGGATAGCGTTATCCTTTTGGGCTATATTAAAACCTTAACAAGTAGGTTAGATGACTGGTTTTATGTAGGTGTGGCTGATTTAGCCAAACTAGGTTGGTCTAAATATAAACAAGAACAACAACTAAAACGATTAATTAGTTTAAATCTAATTCAAGTTAGCTATTGTGATAAAAATAAACGAAAAGTAAGACTTATCCACAAGTTATCCACAGGGCAGTCAAATTTTGACCAGCCCCTAGTTAAAAATTTTGACCAGCCTGTGGATAACTTACCAAAAACTGTGGATAACTCACCTATTTCTGTGGATAACTCCCGCGGTTTACAAAAACATGATTCTATGCTAGAATTGAACTCAGGTACAAGACCTCCTGAGTTATTAAGAAAAAAACCTATAACAGATATTGAAACTATTGTTAATTTCTGGAATAAATCTCAAAAATATATAGATACTAATCAATTACATTTATACGATAAAGATTTATATAATTTACTAAAGAAATATACAGTAAATGATATTATAATGGCAATTACAAATGTTAATAATTCCTCGTTTTGGCAAAATAACGAATTAACTTTTGGTAATTTTATAAAAATTAATGTGTTTAGTAAGATATATAGGGGTGATTTTTGTGGAAAATCGACAAAAGATAAAACAGAAACGGCTATAGGGGATTTTTATGGATATTGATTTATTAGCCAAGAAATGGGAACAGGAATTTAATCAAGCTAAAAATCATCCTCTTTATTTTGCGTTAGCGGACTTATTCCGCTCTTATAGTAAACCTTTAAAATTAATAGAAAATAAAGTTACTTTTTTAGAATATTTAACCTTCCTAGAAGATCATAACGTAGATGCTTCCTCGTTGGTAACCTTTATTAAGCAACATAAAAAGAATTTAGAATCAGGCCATTTTTTTCCAAAAATTAATCAATTGTTAAAACCCTTATTGGTTATTGAAAACAGTCAAAAGAAGTTACAGAAAAAAGAAAATATAGATAGTCTGGTAGATAAGCATGTTGATTTGTTTTTGAAACGATTAAATCATGAATGTATTGATACTACTGTTTCGTATGAAAAAGCGTTAATTGATAAAATCATAAAGGAGTTAGGGGGTTTAACGAGTTTAGGAATGCGTACACCCAAAGATCATATGTTTATCGTCAAAAATGTACGTGAACGGTTTCAATCTTATTTTGAAACACAAGTAGAAAAACAGATATTACATACTCAAATTGCTAATATTCCTATGCTAAATTCTTGATTTTTAAGTCAAAAAATAGTAATATAACTGAAATTAAAATTTAATATTTACATTAAGGAATTAAAATGAAAAAACAAGATCAATTATTAAGACCAAGTTCGATTGAAGAATTAATAGTTGTTAATATGCTAGATCGTGGGATGGTTACTTCTCAAATGTTTGAAACAATGTACTCAGGTATCCAACATCATCCCGAAGTTAAAAAGATTATACAGGAACAGACCTTCATTGAAGAGGGAAAACAATACGGTTTTGATAAAATTGGTTTAAACCCTACAAAACCAAAAAAAAATAGTTTGGCTAAGAAAAAAAACAAAGTATAATGATA